CAAAACAAAAAGACAACCTGTTGAACGATTTACGCGGGGTACGTTCAAAAATGGAAAATGTATTAACCCGCCTAACCAATGAAGTATTAGGCAATGAGTAAACTTAAGATTGAATTCCTTAAATGGATTGCAGAATTGAATGAGTATCGTATCGGGTATAAAATCAAACGCCTGAAGCGTAAAGCAGATAAGTACCGTGAAGTGTACGGTTCACAAATGTTTGTAATCAAATTAGAAGGTCGTATCCGTATGATTAGCAAACGATGGTTCAAAGAACAACGACAACTTGGTAAGTTCCCAAAAACAATGACATCGGATGATTTGAAAAAGATTGCATTTTACTACACACGCGGATAAATGACTAAGAAGGAATACAAAGAACTACTCGACCGCTTCCGTGAAAAAACGGCTTTTATCAATAAAGCCACGATTGACAACATCATCGAAGAGACACCGGAACAACAGGAAGCGCGTATAAAAATGCTGCTGAAGCCTGAGAACTATGGCCAGTTCTTTAATTACTACTTTGGCAAAGGTACAACCATCCCAATGGCTGACAGTGATTGTGCCTGGTACCACACTTCTATTTATAAAGACTTATACAACAACGACTTTATAACGCTGTTTAATCTCATTTTTCGCGGTGGAGCAAAGTCTACTCATGCCAATATGGGTTACGCTTTCGGGCTTAAACAAACTCAAAAAGCCATGTTTCAATTGGTTGTAGGAGCTAATGAGGTTCGCGCTGCTATGTTGCTTCAGGACTTACAGGTTCAGTTTGAATCAAACAACCGAATCATTAAAGACTTCGGTATGCAAAAGAGTTATGGCAATTGGGCCGATGGTCAATTTGAGACAACCGACCGTTGTACATTTATGGCGTTGGGTATTGATCAACCGTTCCGTGGACTTCGCCAAAACGGTGTAAGACTTGAATATGTGTCGCTTGATGATATTGAGGACAAAAAGAAATCAATGAATAAGTCATTGGTTCATGAGTACGCCGACAAAGTAACCGGTGATATCCAGGGAGCGTTCTCAAAGAATTCGGAACGCACCATTATCAACAACAACTATTTTACCGAAAAAGGCTTTGTAGCCACATTGGCCGAACGTAAAGGTTTCGACCTGAAAAAGATTGATACTAAAAACAACCAAATCCGGAAAGAAAAATTTTCTACGTTGTATTTAGTCAATCTCACAACAAAGTATTATGATCAGCTTAATAGTTCTAGCGACTGGAAACCCAGTTGGGAAGAAAGATACACCAAAGCTGATTGTTTACGCAAGGTTGAACAATACGAGCATGATCAGGCAACGCTTTCGGGTGAGTTCTATAATACACCTATAAACGTAGGTAAGCGTATAAAAAAAGAATGGATTCGCATGGTTAAACCAAAATCATTCGATGCTTACCTTGTAATTGTAGGAAACTGGGATTTTGCATACTCTGATAAAGCCTGTTACAAAGCATTGGCTACTATTGGAGTTCGCGACTTGCACATGACTGTTATCGACATTTATTGCCGGCAAACCGCTGATATCGAAACCGCCCTGGAATATCATTATACACAGGCTAAAAAGATACTAAGCATCAATGGCTCAACAATCTATTATTTTGATGGTTCGGTTTCACAGGAAGTAATCTATTATCCTATCCTTATCAGGGCTGCACAAAAATATAAGTCTATCAGTATTCCGATTTCACAAAAGAGCGTTACGGACAAATACACAAAAATAGATACAACACTTGTAAGTGTATTGAGCACCGGTATACTTGACTTTAGCGAAGAGTTGGAAGAAAACCCGGACTGGGAAGAGGCTAAAGCTCAAATGCTCAACTTCGAGAAAGGCGGTAGTTATCCGGTCGATTTTCCGGACTCATTGACCGATGCAATTCTCAAAGCCCAGGAATACCTGAACGGAGATTCTGAAGAGAACGATGAGACTGATAATAAACCGATAATTGGTAAACGTGAACGTGGTGGATACTAGTTATATAATAGCATTTTATTTAAAATACAACATACTATAATTAAAAGAATATGAAAAAGTTAAGTAAAGTAGAAAAGACGATTTTACAAATAAATGACAATGACAAGTATGATACTTACCGTTGTGAAAAGCATGGAATCTATCAGATTCGGAAAGATGTTCCTGAATCCGACAGAAAATGTTTGTATTGTAAAAAAACACACCCAAAATTATCTGAAGAAGAAATAAAACAATTATTGGATTGATCTTCATTAGATTTTTTAATACAACACACTAACTATCTATTAACATGGCATTTCTAACTAAAGCAGAACTTAAAACAGTCGGGGATTTGAATCTTATTGGCATTCTTACCGATTTGGATGATACGATTATAACAGACATTATCGATGAAAGTATTGATAAAATGAAAGGCTATTTAAGCCGGCATTATGACATTGATACGATTTTCAATGCTGAAGGTGATTTGCGTAAAAAGTCTATAGTAAAACGCCTGAAGGATATCGTAATCTATGAGATATACGAACGACACACGCGCGATAGCAATGCAGTTGCAGCCCGTCGTTATTCCGAAACAATGGATTGGTTGGAAAAATCGTACATAGGAGAACAGGGTGATAAAACTTTACCGGAAAAACCTACAGTGATAACTGATAGCGAAGGAACCACTGGAGAAAACAGATATGGTGGAAAAACAAAATATGATTCAGCTTATTAATTCATAGATATGAAAAAGCAAAAAGACTTCAATAAATTAGCACTGGCAGCAAAGCCAACCAATGTACAACCAACTGGACGCAACGCTAAGAAACCACCCATAACCGACACACGCGGATCAGATACAATGGAAATAGACTATTTTCGGTTGTATGAATCTATGTATCGGAAAGAAGTAACCGACTGGCAAAACGCACGTTTCGCACGCTACGACCCTTTTAATCCGGTAACATACCTGATACAACAGTTGTACAAAGATGCCATGTTGGATAACCATCTTCAGGGAGCTATCCAACAGCGTATTTTGCGTGTTGTCAATAAAATTGCTGTATTCAAAGATGCTGAAGGCAAACAAGATGATGAGCGTTCAAAACAAATCAATAAAAAGTGGTTTCGTCATGCTATGCGTAAAGCAATGGAGTCAAAGTTCTATGAATATAGTATGTTCCTAATATCCGATTTTACTTCGGGAAGCATTCGCAAACTCGTTGATATACCTCGCGAAAACATTATTCCCGAAAAAGGACTGCTTTTGAAAGAAGCCCATAACCCTGCCGGTGTTGCTATCCGGTACGAAGACTTCTCAAACTTTCTTATTTACATTCAGCTATCACCCGACAAAGGCGGTATTTTGGAACGCATCGCTCCAATGACCATCTACAAACGCCATTCGTGGGCTTCGTGGGATGAGTTTGAGCAAATATTTGGTGTACCTATCCGTATTGCAAAAACAATGATCAACACTAAAAAGCACAAAGATGAGCTTCAGGAGTGGTTGCAAATGATGGGGACTTCCAGTTATGGAATCTTTGACAAACAAACTGAAATTGAAATCAAAGAGAATCAGAAAACCGATTCTTTCAACGTTTTTGATAAGAAAATTGAGCGTATCAATAAAGAAATGTCTAAGGGTATTGTTGGTCAAACAATGACCATGGATGATGGTTCTAGCAAGTCACAGGCCGACGTTCATCTTCAAATGTTCCAGGATATAACCGATGCTGATATTGCGGATGTTCAGGACTGGATTAATGATGATTTCGTTCCTGTTTTACGCAACCTTGGTTTTGACATACCGGAAGGCTACACCGTGGAGCTTCAGGCTAAAAAGAACGTGAAAGCAAGTGAAAAGATTAAGGAAGACAGTGAGTTGCTTAAATACGGCTATAATCTTACAACCGAATACATCGAAAGTACTTACGGTGTAATGCTTGACAAAGAGAACCCAAAAACACAACCGACTAAAGCAAGTAACCAGTCACTCAGTTTTTTCGATTAGCCCCGGACTCTAACACTGTCTTTTCCAAAGTTTCTTCCTACTTTGGAAAAGGTATAAGAGTATCCGGGGAACTCGACACCGACCTTCTTTATTTCGACAATGATTTAGAAACACGCCAGTTGGCTATTTCTGAATATCCAAGCCTGCAACTGGCCAACCGTCAAACGGATTTAAACAGTGCTGTAGAACAAATATGGCAGGGAAAAGGCAATGAACTCATGCGCCCAATTTTCGACACGTACAACGACGATTTACATCGTGCCGTTGCATCCGATAGCGAAGAGACTGCGAAGCTTTTTAAAAACAATGTGAGCCGTTTAGCAGCAGCAAAGAGTAATTATACCATTCAATTGCTTGAAGCTTGCAAAGCGGATATAAATGGCGTTGAACGAAGTAAAGAAGAGTACCTGAAGGCTGCTAAAGTTGTAGTAGGCCGTGCCAACCGTGCACAAGCTGCTGAATACAACACCACTTCGCACCGGTGTCGTGTAGCAAAGCAATGGGCGCAATTTACAAAGGAAAAACGCCTATTTCCAAACATTGAATGGTTGAGAACTCGTTCAGCTTCACCGCGTGAACTTCACTTGACATACGTTGGCCGGATTTGGTCAATGGATGACCCGTTTTTGAAGAACAATACACCGGGATGTATTTATAATTGCAAGTGCGATATTA